AAGAAAGGTTGAGTAGTAGTAGTAGCAAAGCAAAAAGCAAAAGCAACAAAAGCATTAAAAGCAACAACGATGAAAACTTTTACGATTACATCATCATTGGGAACAACAACTACCAAACCAAACGCAGAATTAACCTTAATGACGTAATTAAAACCAAATACAAAACGCCAGAAGATTTTAAAAATGCATATGATTATTTACAATCAAAATTCCAAAAAAACAAAGACTTGTATGAAAATTATTTTGACCCGTATGACTATTTTGCTGAAAAAATTTTGTATGAAAACGACCTAAAAAGCAACGGAATTAACTCAGATTTAAAATCTCAAATCATAAAAATTTTACGTTCAATTGTCGAAAACTATCAAAATGACGTTGACAATGAAAATTAAAATAGCCGAATTTTTGACGGAAATGCCCCTAGAATTAAAAAACTCGTCCTTAGGCGATAAGTATATCGCCTCAAGAAAAATAATGCCTCCAGAACGCTTTAAAATGAAAAATCGCATAATTCGAAATTTTATCCAAATTTTCAAAATTTTAATTTTTAATTTCTCTAAGTTTGGAAATTTGTTAATCAGAAATTTTTATTCTTTATGATTAATGAAAAATAATGGAAATATTTTAAAAATAAATTTTAATCATTTTATCTTTTAAAAATTCTTTAAATTATTGACAATGATTTTTAGTTTTATTTATTTGATTTTTTTAGTTTTAATAATTATTAAATTTTAATAAATTATATTAATGGCAAATAATAACCAAGATATTTTTAAAGTCAAAATACACAATGAGGAATTTTGTTTTAACTTGAGTGATATAAATAAAATTAAAACTGCAATTACTGAAATAAAAAATTTTAAAATCACTACCTTGATTATTAAAAAATCTATTAAGTAAAAAACTATTGCTATTTAAATTTTAAAAAACTAATTTTGTTCAGTTGTTCTTTGTATAATTTTTTTAATTGATTAATTGCTATCAAGGCACTGAGGCAAAAATTTATTTATTTAAGTTTTTGCTTTTTTTATTTTTAAAAAATTATTTCAAAGAATGTAAATTAAATTTTAATATTTTGGAGGAAAAAAAGAAAGATAAAAGAGGAAGGAATTCTAAGTGGAATGTTATTGTTAAAAATTATGATAAAATCATTGAGCTTGCACGCAATGGCTTTACAGATATAGAAATATCAAGATATATTGGTATTAACCCAGATACATTTTTTAATTATAAAAAAAAATACCCCGAATTTGCCGATGCCTTAGCAAATGCAAAAGATAAAGCAGACCATACTGTCATTAATAAATTATTTCAAAGAGCTTGTGGTTATGATTATGAAGAAGAACAAATAGAATATACACCAACTAAAAACAAAAAAACAGAAATTAAAAATATTAAAAAAATAAAAAAACATTTACCGCCAGAATATAAAGCACAAGTATTTTGGTTGATTAATAGAAGACGTAAAGATTGGACTCAACCAAAAGATTATGAAATGACAATAAATGAAAATATTAATATACCAGATTTTGAAAATATGAGTGATGAAGAATTAAAAAAATTGATTGAGAGGGAATTGAATAATAACAATGATTGACAATAAAAATAACAATAGAGAAAAATTAATTAGACTTGCAAAAGCATTATATACATTAAAAATTAGAAAATTAATTAACCCAATAAAATATTTTGAACCTCAAGAATATCAAGAAGAATTTTGGCGATCACCATCAAAATATAAATTTATCTTTGGTGGTAATAGATCAGGAAAAACGATTAATGGTGCAGCATATGTAATTAATAAATGTCTTAATAATCCTAATTATATTGTATGGGCTTGTACATATGCAAAATTAAGCGTACCAGTACAGCAAAAAAAAATAAAAGAATTATTACCACGAAAAGAATTAAAATATGCAAAGTGGAGTGAACAAAGAGGCTTTACACATAAGCTAATAATTTTTAAAAATGGCTCAATGATAAGATTTAAAACTTATGAAGAAGGCGAGGAAAAATATCAAGGTGGAGATGTTGATTTAATCTGGAACGATGAAGAATGTAAACAAGAAATTTATAATGAACAATTAGCAAGATTAATTGACAGGAATGGTGAAATAATTATAACAATGACACCTATAAATGGAATTACCTGGATATATACCGACGTTTTGGAAAATGAAAACATAAATAAATCAATTGATTATTGGTATTGGGAAACAGCAAAAAATAAAAAAATAAGTCAAGAAGGATTTGAAAGAATTATTAAAAATTATAGTCAGAAAGAAGCAGAGGTTAGAAGTACTGGACATTTTGTTACATTAAATTCTGGAAGATTGTATTATGCTTTTGATAGAAAAATTAATATTAAAAAATTAGAAGTAAATCCATCACTACCATTACTTTTGTCTTTTGATTTTAATGTCAATCCTATGACAACAATTATATCGCAAATTGTAAATAAAGAAAATGAAAATGAACAAGATAAAGTATTAAACGTATTAGAAGTGCTTAGCACACCTGATGCAAATACAAGATTACAATGTCAATTATTGCAAAAAAAATTAAACAAATGGAAAGGAAAAATTATTATATACGGAGATGCTACTAATACAAGAAGAACAGAAACAGCTGATGTTAATGATACTAACTGGACAATAATAAAAGAATATTTTCCCCCGTCTGATTTAATCGAATATAAAGTGCCTAATATTAATCCTAATATTAAAGAACGTATATCCTGGACTAATGCTAAGATACTAAATTTTGAAAATAAAACAGGATTATATATCAATCAATCAAATTGTAAATCATTAATTATAGACTTAGAACAAGGTATATGGCATAAAAACGGAAAAGAAAAAGACAAATCAAACCCAATGTTAAACCACAGCTCTGATGCCTTAGATTATATAATTGCAGAAGAATTTAAATTAAATGATTTTGAGCCTGCGTATGAATATGATATAGATAACAAAATTTATGAATTACCTACTCAATATATGGGATTAAAAAATAACAAATCAAAAATATTTTATTGACAATAATTGAAAATAAATTAACAATAAAAAATTTAAAACATAAAATTTAAATAATAAATAATTAAAATAAATAAAAAAGTTATGAGTATAAAAACAAAATTACAATCATACTTAAGAAAATTATTAGGAGTTAAAACAGGTGAAACACTTGGTATAATGACTGATGACGAGCCTGGCTATATCCGCATAACTCAAAGAGATATCAAAGGACTTAATATGATTACAAGAGACCGTCAATTAATGATAGTGTTTAGTTTATATTTGAAAAATCCATTTGCAAAAGCTATCATTGATACTATTAATGATTTTGTTTTTGGTGATGGATTTAGTTATGACATTGTTGCAAGTAGTGACAAATTTCCAAAATATAAAATCGAACAAGCTCTTTCAGTGCTTGATAATTTTTGGTTTAAAAATAATTTAGATTTAAGACTTGAAAAAAAGGGAATTGATTTATCATTGAACGGAATGCTTTGTCTACCTGCATTTGTCAACAAACAAAATGGCGAGGTTAAACTTGGATTTGTAGAACCATTGAATATTAATAAAGTAATTTATAATGAACTAAATGTAGAAGATATAATTGCAATTGAATTAAAGAGTTTAACTAATTACCAAAATAGACAATTAAAAGTTATAAAAATTAATGACACTGATATTTTTTCTGATAGTTACGGTTTGCTTGATGGAGAATGTTTTTATTTTTCAATTAACAATGTTTCAAATCAACCTGAAGGCGTGTCAGACCTATTGGTATGCGCAGATATTATTGATATGACAGAATCTTTGATATTTAATATCCTAAAACATTCTGAAGCATCATATGAATATTATCAAGATATAACATTGATTGGCGCAAATGAAGAACAAATAAAAAAATGGAAGAAAGAAAATCCGAGAATTATTGACAATGAAGCTCGCAGGTTAGTGCATAATGATAAAGTAAAAATGGAATATAAATCTCCAGATATAAAAGCAAATAATTCAGCAGAAATTATTAGAACATTCAAAAATTTAATTTTACTTTCCAAACGATTGCCTGAATACTGGTTTACTGAAGGTGGTAATACTAACTTAGCAACAGCAGTAGAACAAGGCACATCAGTATTCAGATTTTTAAAAGCACGTCAACAATATTGGGTTTATATTTTGGAACAAATACTTACATTTGTTTTACATCAAGCATTTATATATAAAAAAGAAGGCTTTTCTTTGACAAAAGACGATTTAATTAATAATATAAAAATAAAAATTATTGTCCCAGAATTTGAAACTAAAAATTTGGAGAAAGTTGCTCCTGCAATAGATAAGATAACAGATTTTCTGATTAAGGGTGTTGACAATAATTTTATTACAAAAGATGAGGCAGGAAAAATTTATCGTACATTACCTGAATTATTTGGTTACACGGTTGACGAGGCTTTTGAAGCTGCAAAACTAAAAGCAATGTTAGATATTAATAATAATTAAATATTTTTTTAAAAAAATTATTGTATATTAAAAATAATACTTATAACTTTGCAAAAAATAAAATTGACAATTATTGACAATAAATACTTGACAAATAAAAATATTACTTATAATTTTGTAAAGAATTTTGCTCATTAAAATAAAAGTTAACTTAACTGCTATCAAAGCACTGAGGCGGTAATTACTAAGTAGTTACTGCCTTTTTTTATTTTTATTGATTGATAAAAAAATAAATATGGAAAGAAAATTATTTGAGGACATATTAATAAGCTCAATAAAAATATCTGAGTGTATAAGTCCTGACAAATACAAATGTATAATCATACAAGCGGGAGAAACAAAAACAGCAAACTTACCACTTGAAATAGATGGTAAAACAATATATGCCTACAAGAATTATACTCCAGAAGCAATTGAAGAAGCTGTAAACGCAGGACTTTTTGAAAATGCTCCAGCATTACTAAGAGATAAAAAATCACATCTTAATGTTGAAGATACTGGAATAAATTCTTATGTTGGAAATTTTTCAAATGTTGTATATAACTATAACAATAAATGCGCAGAGGGTATTTTTAATCCGATAAAAAAAATAAAAGATAAATTAGCAGAAGTATGGCAGAATGTAGAGTTATCAATAGCAGCAGAAGTAAGCGGATATATCTATCAAAATGATTTTGGGAAAATTGGTATTGCTGTTACTCAGATTAATAGAATCCAATCTATTGATTTAGTTGACTACGGTAACGCAGGCGGAAAAATTATTGCATTAGTTGCAGAGTCAATTAATAATAATAGTAATAATAATAACAATAATAATAACAAAAATATAAAATCAAATAAAAATAAAAATAACCTTAATCCAAAATTAAAAATAAAAATAGGAGAACAAAAAATGAATCCAGAAGTAAAACAAGCAATCTTTGATTTTTTAATGACGGCAGGCTTAATAGGAGAAGGAAAAACGATTGATAACATAACCGATGAAGACTTATTAAATGCGTTATGGCAACATACAATGACTCTGATTAATACTCAATCTACCACTGTTGCTGAATCGCAAAAACAATTGTCAATGATTGACAAATTAGCTGAACAATTAAAATCAGCTGAAGCAACAAACAAAACAAATGACGTTGAAAAAATGAAACAAATTGAAAAGTTAATGAATGAAATGAAATTAGCAAACGCACAGAATTACTTAAACATTAAAGTAGCTGAATCAAAGCTACCGACTCCAATTAAAGATAAAATACATAAATTGTATGATGGTAAATTATTAACTAATGATGAGATTGATAAAATACTTGTAGCAGAACAAGATGCATACAGTAAAATTAATCCTACAGATGTAATTAATAACAGAAACACTGATGTAAAAATGATACAGAATGAATTTGATAAATTTAAATTGCAATTAGATTATTTATTAATTGCTCCAGAATCAAGAAGTAAACTAAGTGTTGCTGAACAAGAAGAGTTTAAACGTGCTGGTGTTGGTAATGTAAGTTTTTTAGAGTTGTACAGACAATTTACTGGTGATTATAAAGTAACTGGTAAACTTGGTAGAGGCTCACTTGCAGAGTCAATACAGACACAACCTTTTAAACTCCATACAGGTGAGTCAATTAATACAACTACATTTGCGCAATTGTTAGGAGACTCAATGCACAGGTCAATGTTATTAGAATTTACGACAAGTCCGTTTAACAATGATTGGCAAAAGTTTTTCCAAGTTGTGCCGAGAAATGATTTTCGTACGAATACTTTAGTTGGTGTTGGTGGTGAAGGTGATTTACCAGTTGTTAATGAGTTAGCTACATATAATGACGCAACTGATACAACAGAATACGCAAGCACTTACAAACTCTTAAAACGTGGATATATCAAGAAGATATCACAAGAAGCAATAATTAATGACGATATCGGATTAATAAGAAGCGTACCTGTTAAGATTGGTAGAGCTGCAGCAAGAACATTATATAAGTATGTATTTAATATGGTTTTGTCAAATCCTAATATGGCTTATGACAATAAAGCATTAATACACACTGATCATAATAATAATTTAGGAGGTGTTAATTTTACAAAAGACAATTACTGGCTTGCAATCAAAACATTGCATCAACAAAAGGAAAAAGATAATAATGAAGTGATTGGATTAATACCTAAATATCTACTTATAAATATGAATGACGCACCACTTGCATACGAGTTAACAACACCTGCTGCTATGCTTGCTAATAATGTACCAAGTTATTACCAAACATTTGCGGTTGAACCGATTGTTATTGCACATCATACTAACAATAGTTGGTGGTTAATTGCAGACCCTTCAACAGCAACATTAGGTGAAATTGGTTTCTTAAATGGAAATATTGAACCTGAATTTTTTGTTGCGGATAATCCTAATTTAGGTTATGCATTTAGCAACGACGGAATACAATATAAAGTGCGTCACGTATATGCAGGTACATTAACAGACCATAGAGCAATTGTAGGTTCACTTATAACAAGTTAAAAAAAATTAATTGATAATAATTGTTAACATTAAAAAATAAAAAATAAATAAAAAAATATGGTAGTTATCTTTAACGATAACTACCATTAAAAAAAATTAAGATGTCAAAAAATAAAATTGAATATCTAAAGACAATTGAATTAAAGGTTAAAGATGTAGCAGGTGAATTTACAAAAACTGCTATAGTAACTAATATTACTTACAACAATCAAACAAATATTACAACATTTATTGTTAATACTATTTCAGGATTTATCGCAGGTGATTTAGCGTATATTGATGATGGTATTAATTCAAAATTTATTACTTTATTAACAGTAGAAAGAGTAGTAGAAAATAATAATATTAATCTTATAATGACTACATTAGGTGATTATTCTAACGTTAATATTGGTTCAGCGATAAAAAAATCTGATGCAATTAATTATATTGATGAAGCTATATTAATATATGCTAAATACAAACCTCTTATAAATACTTATGTCATTAATGGTAATAATTCTGATATTTATGATTTGCCTGACAATTGGTGTGATGGATTTTCTCAAATATTGTCAATAGAATTTCCTTTAAAATCAAATAATATTTTAGAAGAAAATAATTATGAATTATATTTAGATACTGATAATAAATATAAAATTAAATTTGTATTTGCATTAAATCAAAATGATAAAGCATTATTAACTTATAATACGTTATATAATTTTGACAATAATAATCCTCCATCTTGTAATGTCCCTGTTATAGATTATTATTGTGTATGTAACATCGCATCTTACTTATATCTAATGGCACTTGCAAGCTCTGCAAGTCATAATGTTAGCTCTCTTATTAATGCAGATAGAGTGGATAAAGAAAATAAAATAGATGCATTACGAAAATTAGCAAAAGAATATTTGGGACAGGCTGCAAGTTGGTTAGGTGTTAGCCTCAAGGAGTTAGACGGTAGTGAGATAACTCCAGCACCTGCGTCAAGTAGTCAAGGTGTTGAATATCAAGATGAAAGAGTTAGTATATTTGGCAAAAATAAAAATGCAATTAAAATTATATATTAAGTTATATTGAGTAATAAAATTAACAATAAATAAATGGCAAAGAGAAAAACAAAAAATGAATATCCTGAAAAATTAGAAAAAATCATAACAGATGAAGAAATTAATTACTCTACTGAACTTGATAAAAGTGAAGATATTAAAACAGAAACTAAAGAGATTAAAGAAGAAGTTAAAAAATCAGCAGAAGAAATAGCAATAGAATTTGCAAAACCTTATATGGATGAAGATGGAAACTTTTACGAAAATGGAAAAAGAAAATATTATATTAAACATAAATCAAGAAAACAAATTATTAAAAATGGTAAAATGATTTTTGAAGATGACGGAACAGAATGCCCGTATTTTGAAAACTTATTACCAGATGAAGTTAAAAGACGTAGAGAAGCTGGACAAATATTTTAATAATTATAATAATTATTAACTATAATTGAATGACTAAATTACAAAATATAAGAAACGAGTTAAAAAATATTATTGAGACTATTGATGGAATAGGTAATGTATATCCATATTACAGATATGTTAAAAATGATTATAGAAAAACATTAGAATTATTTAGGATTGACAATGACTTTAAAGGCTTAATGATTAGAGAAGTTAGCTGTAATACAGTTAACAACGAGGAAGACAATTACAAAATTAGAAAATGGGAATTATTAATGTTAGCACAAGTTAATGATGAAAATGAATCATTAATAAAATTTGAGGAAAAAATTGAGGAATTGATTGACGTTATAAATGATAACATAACTCTAAATAACACAATAAGAGAACATAATAATTTACAGCTTGTTGAAATATACGAAAATCCTATAAGTGATGTGTTATGTCATATAGCAATATTAAATTTAGAAACAATTGAAACAATATAATTTAATAAATATTATTGACAATTAATGAATGAATTTGTCGTACATATTGTCAGTTCTGCCTATACTGGTGAAGCAGGAACATTTGATTTAGAAAAAAATTATTTTAGAGTTTACAAAGATGCAAATCGCATTTTATCAAAAAATCAATTATTACAAATAGGAAAAATTGTACAAAAAGAAATTATAAATTATTGTAATCGTTGGAAATGGAAAAATATAGCAAATGCAATAATATTAACCGAAGTTAATCCGACAGAATTACTAATAACTGTTGAAAGTAGCCAGATGCAAAAAGCAAAATGGCTACACTATGGTACTGAACGACATTGGGTTGCTCCAAGAATAAAAAAGGTATTGCACTGGATAACTCAAAGCGGTGAAGATGCTTATTCAAAAGGCCATTGGGTTAGTGGTATTATAGCACACGATTTTTTTAAACTTAACGCAGAAGCAAGAACAAAAGTTGAATACTATCTTAACAATATTTTTATTTTTAATAAACATTAATTGTAAATAAAAAACTTTTTTTTAATCAAAAAAAATAATTAAAGGAGAAAAAAAATGGACTTAATAAAAGACTTAAGTGCTGCCAGAAAAAAAGGCGCACAAAATTGGGCTTACAAACGTACTAAAAACGGTGCTGACTATGCTACTGATGGAGTAAGAGTTATAAACGTAACGGCACAAGGGCAAAATTATCAAGTAGGTGATTTAGTAATTGCTTCAGGTGGCGGTGGTACTGGATTTAGCGGGGTTATTAGTGCAGTTACTCAGACAGGTGGGATTGTATCCTGTGATGTTATTAATCCTGGTAGTGGTTATACAAGTGATCCAACATTAACGATACAAACTCAACAAGGCACAGGCGGTATTATTAAAGCAACTCGTACAGATATCTGGCATATAGGATCACTCCGAAAAGCAAGTGAAATACAATTTGAGGAACCGGATGAGACCGACGAACTTGAAGACGGTACTCCAACA